AAAGTGAGGTAGAGGGAAGAGCAGGTACGTTTGTTACTCCGTTTGAAAAGTGTGTTGTCATATAATCAGCGCCTCCTATGCGCCAGTTATCTTACTAAGAAAAGATAACCAATTTATGTTCTATTAAATCTTAGTGTGTTTTTTATACAACAGTTTTAAGTAGAGCGCAAGAGGGTGTGTAATGTGGAGTAGAATTTTCCAACGATGTAGCTTTTTTTAAGTAGCTACAGAAACTTGTGGAGCGGCACCTTCAATAGTGTTTTGCCTGTGAGCAATAGCTGCTTCTTCCAGCTTGATCTTTGTAATGACTTCTCTAACTTTGTCATCAATTCGGACCATTTCAAGAGTATACCTATCATTAGATAGATGCTCCTGTTCCCACTTCAACTCCAAGGACCTTTTTTGTTTGTAAAGGTCTTGTATCATGGATAACCTCCTCATAGGTTATTCTATTAGTCTTGTTATCATAACTTATTCCAAGATGTTCCCAGTTTATACTCTTTTCTCCAAGTTTGTCAAGGATTGCATTTTCTAGGGATTTTGCGTTATCTTCTGATAACACCTCAAATTTTGCGTGATGATCGTACGCCCAAATATTTACTAGGAATTTTTTCATGGTTTTTTCTTTCTATTTTGTGATTGTGGCGGAACTATGTCCCGCCACAAAAAATTTAAGTATTAAGCTCCTGGAGAACCAAAAATACCTCTAGGGTCAGATACACCAAATACGTATCTTTCTCTAGCTTTGTATCTTACGTTACCAGTATCGAAGTCACCTTCCATTTTAGTAGTCAATGGAGTTCTTTCGAAATGTTTCATACCATTTGGCACGTCTGTGATAATGAAGAACGCATCAGTGTCTGTTAAGAAATTGTTAACAGAGTAACCTTGAGGAATCATCCCCATAGATTTGATTGCGTTGACATCATTGTCAGCAGTTCCAACTCTACCAGCAGAAGCCATAAGTCTTTCAGCTGTGAATTGTAGTGCAGATGGGATGATCATCTTCATACCTTTAGCTGCGATTTTTAAACCTCTTTCATCTGTAAGAGCTGCAATGTCAATTAAAGACTGCTCTAAAGATGTTTCGTTTAAGTCTGCAGCAGTTGCTAGAGTGTTTGAAAACGATCCAGCAAGTGTTGTATGAGCTGTGTTAAATAAAGTTACACCATCACCTGAATTGAAAGTACCACCAGGCATTCCATTGTTAAGTGGGTTAACCGCTTTAACTTGTTTAGTTTGAGCCATAGATCTTGCTAAAGCTTTTGTATATCTAGAAGCAAGTCTGTCATACAAGTTGTCTTCAATAGCTTCCTCAGTGATAGCAAAAGCAAGAGCAATTGTCTCGTTAGTGTATCTAGCTGTGAAAGTTTCTTGAGCGTTATCGTATGTAACAGCACTTCCTTCAGGTTTTACTTGTGCTTGAGCAAATCCTGACAACATAACTTCTTCTTCAAAAGCTCTGTCAGATGACTCAGTAGTATAAATCTCAGATGACTGATTTTCATACTGTTTATATTCCAGGCCGAACAAGGCGTTCAAACCCGGCTCTAGTTCTTTAACTAGTTGATTTCGTGATATAGCCATAGTTATTCCTCCTTATATCCCTGCTCTCTGAGTATTATCTCCAATCAAGATATGTTCTCTGATTTGAACTCTAAGGGCAAAACCCTCTACAGTCGTATCAGAGTGATCTGGATCTTTGGAAACACCCATGATGAACAATTGAGCCTGTGTAGCTGCGGTTGTAGCCGAAATTTTTGATTTCGATACAAACAAAGGTGAAGCACCCGCTTCTAACACTTGATCCGCACATTCTCCAACCTCATTTTGGTCGAAAGATGTGTCAGCAGACATTACTTCATACATCTGCATAGGATCGTCATTAATAAAAGCAACAATATCAGTCGCAGTATTAGCTGCTGGTGAAAAGTTGCTAAACGTTGGTTTATTAGATGTTGCATCCGTATAAAATACTCCATTCAAAGTACCAAGATTATTCTCAGTACTGTTTGTTGAAGCAAGTACAACTCCGTCTGCTGTTAATTGCACTAAACATGCGTGCGAAATTAAAGCTGAAGAAGCTGCAACACTGTACTCTGAAAGAGCAGCGTTGTTATAGTTTTGCGCTATCTTTTTAATGGGTCTAAAACCAAACCCAGTAGTTGACGCATTAGCCATAGTTGTTTTCTCCTTATGTGAGCTACCCTTGCGGGCCTCCACTCACGGTTAATTTATTCGCTGGGTTGAAGTGTTAAAAATTTTTAACTTTTCTTGCCACCGAAGGTTGTACGAGTTTGTCTATCAATATCGATAGGCATTCCCCTATGCTGTTCCTTCATAAGATCGTTGTCGATTGCGGTCATTTGATCTTGCGATTGTTTTGCAAAATACTCTTGTCTTGACCTTGCGATCTCTTCCGGTACCCTAGTCAGCACTAGGCCTCCGTGCCCGATAACCCCTGCGTATTTGCCGTCTGCGATTGCTGGATAATCTTCGTTAGGATATTCATCTGATCTTACTAATTCATACCCGGATCTTAAGCGTCCTTGTATGTTTTTCGTATCAACGAATCCTAAGACTTCTATCCTGACCCATCTGTGTCTGAATCCGTCTGGCGCGTTGGGCGTATCTAAGTACGATGGTGGAGCCCAAACTTTTGGTTGCACTTTTGGTGCTACCGATTTTGCTTGTGATTGTACTTTTGTAGAATCACTTTTAGTTTGACTCGCACGAGTTGGTTTTTTATTTTCCATATGCCTATACCTCCTTCGTGTTTATAAGTTGTTTCGCATACTCTTCTAGTGGCACACCTAATTTTCTCGCTATTGCGACTTGAGAAGATGTGAGTCTCACTTGTTTGCGACCACTCTTTGTACTACGCGTTGCAGAGGCAACGTTTTGTGTAGGTTTAGTAGTCTGTTTTTCTTCTACTGGTTTATCAAATTTATGCGGAAATTCAAGTCTTATTCTTTTATCAACTTCTGCATAATATTCATCTGATTGAGGATCCATACCTTCTTCTTCAGTAAGTTTCCTATGTAGATCGAAAGCTGTGTAAGTCATGGCATTATCTTTGCCAAACCACTCATTTTTTTCAGCCCAAGCTTCTGCTTTTGGATCTCTAACAGGTTCTGGCTGTCTTTGAGTAGGTTGTTCTACAGGTTTTTCTTTAGCAGCAGTCTCTTGCATTTGATGTTGGGTCTTTAATTCTGCTAATTTACCTTGTTCATAACCTAATTGAGAGATAGCAGTTAATGCTTCTACTTCAGCTTTAGAATCTTCATTTTGTCTAGCTGCTGCAAGTTTTGCTTGCGCTGCTGCAATAGAAGATGAAATTCTGCCTTCCATTTCTGTGGCATAGTTTTTATCTAAAGATGTAGCTTGATTTTGAAACTGATCTCTTTCTTGTTTAATACTTTGAGCATAACGTAAAGCTTCCTCTCTTTGCCTTTCAGCTTCACGCATTTTCTTAGTAAGTTTAGCTATTCTTTTCTTAACTCCTTCAGAATATTCTTCAACTTCCCGAGAGTTATCTTGTTGTTTATCACTTTTTGCTTCGTCAGCTTTCTGTGTAACCTCACCGCCCTCGTTCTTTTCATCTCGAACAACAGGCTGCTCATCAGATTTCTCAGGTGTGTCAGCGGGCTGATCATCGTACGTAACATTTGCTTCATTTTTCTTTTCCTCTTTTTCATAAGTCTTATCTGTTTCTTTTTCTACTTCTGGTAAGTCTACTCTTGCACCCGGTCCGGATGTATCTAAATCGACCATTGGCTCATTAGATTTTTTTTCTTCTTTGTCTGGCATAGTTTCTCCTTATCTATGTTAAAATTCGTGAAATATATCTTCAGGGTTTTCCACGGTCGCTAAAACTTCATCATCATTAAGAAGTCTTATCTCACCCCCATCTATTTTAATTCGTGATCCAGCATATCTTGCAAAGATAATCCAATCACCTTTCTTGCACCAGGGGCCTTCTGGGTATCTTTCTTTATCATAGCAGTGTGGGCCCATGTCTAAAACTAAACCACAAGTTGATGCTACTTGTGATCGTTCTACTGTTTCATCTGCTAATAATATACCACCTTTAGTTTTTTCTTTTTGTTTAAAAGGTAAAACTAAAATACGCCAACCTGTTGGCTTGGGTAATTTTGATGATTCGTTAATTTCTTTTTTCTTAGTTGGTTTTACACCTACTAATTCTTTATTTGGTAACTCAATCTTTGGTTTTTGAGTTGATGTTGATAACGGTTCCGTCTTGTTCATTTTGCTCCTTTTTATTTAGCAGGGTGGATATTTCCTGATTTAAATACTGATACGTTCGTATCTGTCCTAACATATACTGGTATTTTTCCATATTGTCAACACCACCAGATGCCATTGCAGATACTACATCATCATGTCTCATTTTAATTATTTTTTTTATTTTTTCTATAAATGTTATTTCGTCCATTATTTCTTTTTCCTTTTCTTTGGTTTACTTATTTTACTGCCATATTTTTTAGTCCATTTTTTAGCTATAGCAGGTTCGTTTTTGTATAGATAACGTCTTTGTTTTTCAGATTTAAAGGGCATCTCTAGGCTCCCTAAAATCTTTAATTGCTTGTAGCTTTTCTTGAGCATCTGCAATTTTTTGAAATTGTTTATCTA